AGAAAATGTCTATGGATTTATTAATAGGTTGCCCGATATATAAAAGAAATTGGATATTTCCATATTGGATTTCTTGTATAGAAAATCAGGGAATAGATATGTCAAAGATAGGTTTTATCTTTGAGGCATCTCCAGATGATGTGGCAACTGTTACTATGCTCGAAAGATATAGAGAAGTAAATAATGTTTCTCCTGTGTTTGAAATAAATATAAGAGAAGATATTCCACATTTTGTTCACGATGAAGGAACAAGACAATGGACTTTATCCAAATATGAGAATATGGTTTCTTTGAGAAACTCTTTATTAAAAAGAGCTAGAGAAATTAAACCAGATTATTATTACAGTTTAGATTCAGATGTTTTATTAACTAACAACAATACAATTAACAGTTTGATAGGCCATATCCAATCAGGTGCTGATGCAGTGAACTCTTTAATGTTCATGACGCCTAGTACAACAATGTATCCAAGTGTAATGACTTGGTCTGAAGATATTCCAGATAAAGGTTATAGAAAACAAGAATATCCTTTGGGAACATATTTTCAATCAGATATTATTATGGCAGCAAAAATGATGTCAAAAGATGTTTATAATAACGTAGACTACAAGATTCATCCTCAGGGAGAAGATCTTGGATGGTGTGACAACGCCAAAAAAATAGGGTATAATTTATATTGTGCGTCGTATTTGTATACTCCGCATATTATGGGTCAAATGATGTTACAGGATTATTTGAGCAATAAAGACCCAAGAGAAAATTTAGCATATAGCAATTCATAGAAACTATTATATCTTAGTATAAGATTGTTTAATCTTATAAAAAGTAATTTACTATATTCTTTGAATTTTAAAAATATAATTTGGAGTACATAATGACATTTGAGTTTGTAGAAAACTTCACCATAGAACTTCCAAACCTTTCTGAATCTAAATATAACTTTTCTGAAGGATTCAGTGAAAATTATGGTTTAATTGTAGAAGTAGCAGCAATCCACGAACGGACTAACTGCTAACTATAACAACTACTCTGCTGCTGAGCTAGAAAAAGCTTTGCAATCATGGGTTGACCCATATCCGAAGCCTATTATATTAAATCACGATCTTAACTCCGAACCAATTGGTAGAGTTATTGCAGCTAAGATGGACAAAGAAGAAGACGGTTCACATTTCGTCAGACTTCAATTAGCTATTACAGATCCAGTTGCAGCACAAAAAATATCCGATCAAAGATACCTCACTGGTTCTGTTGGAGGCCGTGCTGGAAAAGCAGTGTGCTCAATCTCAGGAGACGACCTAGCAACAGAAGATGCTAGTGGAAGACCAAGGGCTCCAAAATACAAGAGGGGTACAGTCCACAAGGGCAAGATGGCATACATAGATATGCAAGAGATTTCCTTTAAAGAATATTCTTTTGTTAATCAACCCGCCGATCAGAGATCTAGCGTTAGATCAAAGAAGACAGTAGATGGAAAAGCCGCAATAGCTGATTCAGAAAACTGGGTGGCAAAGAGCAAAGCCTTTGTTCTTCATATGAATGAAGAAGATATCGTCTCAATAGAAGAGAACGAATCAATATTAACTAATTTAAAGAAAAAAGAATCTAGACCCCTGTATCTTCACATGAAAGGCGCTTTCTTATCAGCAGTAGCTATTCAGGAAAGCGAAAACAGTAACAAAACAAACGATTCATTACTATCTAAGGGAAGTGAAGATATCAATAGCCATGAGGAGAACTCAAATATGGACGAAAACGTTAAGAATGAGGACATCCTCGCTGCTGTGGAAGATCTAAGTCAGGATCTTTCAAACATCGCCGCAGGAACTGTTCAGGAATCAGATCCTGAAGTATCACAGGATGATACCGATGCTCCAGAAGCTCCAGAGTCCGAAGAAGCACCAGAAGCACCAGAGGTTTCTGAAGAGTCAGAAAAGGTAATAGAAGAAGCTGACAACGGCGCAGCTGTTGCTGTCCAATCAGTATTGAATGAAATGATTGTTCTTGGGTTTATAGCTCAAAGAGCCCATTGGAATGTTAAGGGTAGCGACTTTCAAGAATATCACGCTTTATTCAGTTCGATCTATGAAGACATCTTTGATTCAATTGATTTAGTCGCTGAAGAAATTCGCAAGATGGGTGTTCCAGTTAAGAATTTAACTGAAATGATCATGTCTGCATCCTTTAAGGATGATAACAATTCTTTTGACCCAATGTCTGCAACCAAAGATGTTTTAGAGAAGAACATGAAATTAAATGACGGCATACTTATGGCCTTTACTTCTTGTTCAGAGGCTAATCAGCAGGGAACAGCTGACGTTCTTGCAGCCCGTGACGGCATGCACAAGAAATGGTCTTGGCAGTTAAAGTCTTCCCTCGGTGAAGAGGCTGGCGAACCAGGAGATGAGTCCTGGAGAGAAATAGGATCTAAGGAAATTACAGAATCAGCAGAAGAACTTGTTGAAAAAGTTATAGTTGATTCAGCAGACGCTGTAACGACCGAAGTAAAAGAAGAGAGTGCGGTTTCTGAGACAGACCTCACTGGCGCAAACAAAGCCCCTGAGCAAGATGTCGAAGAGACTAAATTGCACGCTCTCCAAGAAGAAAACAGAAAACTCAAAGAAGCCCTACATCGCACTTTGGCAGAAAGAGTTGTCGACACTAAAATCTCAATAGGTACAGAATCAATTGAAGACAGAGAAGAGTTAATTAAAGATCATACTAGTAGATCAGCAGGTTCACTTGCAGATTCACTCAGAGATCTTGCAAAGCTTCCATCTGTCAAAAAGAGTATTCACGGACTTAGCGAATCGATCCTCGAAAATGACGTTGTCTCTGAAAAAGAAGAAAACGTTTTAGAAGAGGACGAAGATGAAGTAATCGAACAGCCAAAAGCTAAAACAAATACAGTTGAAGAACTGTTTGTAGATGCTCTTATGGGTCGTCGTAAACTTTAATAATATAAATACAAGGAGAATATAAATGAGTTTAGCAAAATTTCGTAAAGTAGGAACAAAGACCGGTTCAGGCCGTTTCTTGGTTTCTAGCGGTATTGCCCCAGCTACTTACATCCTTCCAAGCGTTGCTCTTCCAACCTGGTATACAGACACAGAAGATGATCGTTTTGAAGTTGTAATTCCTAAAGGCACAATCCTTTCAGTAGTTAGCGTAAGTGATGATTCACGTTTCGTTCCTGCTAATGGTAGTGGCTCATCGGTCACCTGGGGTGACACAATTTCAGGTTGGAATCCACTTGCTGGAGCAACTCCAACCGCTGGTGCAAGTGGTGACACTCAGGCAGTTGGTGCCCGTTCAGTCCCAGTAGGCGTTGCACAATATGATCTCTATAGACCTTTCGATAAAGGAACCTCACAAGGTGCAGGATTCATTACCGCTGGCTATGTAGAGTACCCAATGGTAACAAATGTTAATGCGGATCTAGCTGCTGGTTCTTTGGTAGCTGCGGACTTCATGGGTCGTCCAAGACTCTTGTCACAAGCAGATGCAGCAAGTTACCCACACTTGATGGTAGGTAAGGTTATTGAAGTCGAGAAGTTTGCTACAAACTTTGATGACGGACTCCTCTCCTACATGCAATTGCCATCAGATCCAGGTGCATTAAAGACTGTGTTTGAATTAACAAAGTCTGGCACCTACCAGGGTAAACTAGGTATCCGTTCAAACCTAGATGTAACAAATGTCGTTGGCGCATTCCGCGTTAACTTAACATTATAACTATAAAAGAAAGATAAACAGGAGGAATAATCCTAAGATGAGTAAAACAATCCAAGAACTCCTTTCAGGTCTCCCAGCTTGGGAAACCGCATTAGCTGAGGATGGGTACATCGATTCAGATAACAGAGTAACTATTAAGGAAGCTTTTTCGTCACCAGACGCAGCAGCTCTCTTTCCTAAGGTTATCTCTCGTACTCTAAGAGAGGCAGCTGAACCACAGTTGCTTATAACCCCTCTCCTTTCGGTAGTTCGCCTTGGTAAAGGGCGTTCTCTGGAATTTCCAGCAGTTAATGCAATCCAAGCAGCAGAGATTCCTGAAGGTCAGGAATACCCAGAGCAGGCACTAGCCTTTGCAAAGCAGATTGAAGGCAAAGTCTCGAAGAAGGGCGTAAAGCTCTCCTTCACAGAGGAAGTCATTGCTGACTCCCTTTGGGACATTGTCGGACTTCATGTTCGTGCAGCAGGTCGTGCTATGGCTCGCTTGAAGGAACAAATCGCACTTAGTCGTTTCAAGGATGCAGCAACAGTTGTATTCGACAACGAGAGTGAGTCGTATGATGATACAACTGGTAGAGGACTTGACGGCGCAGCTAACAAGACCATTACTTGGGATGACGTAGTTGACATGGCAGCAGTGCTCATGGCAGAAAAGCATATTCCTACCGACTTCATCTTGCACCCACTTATGTGGTCAGTGTTCCTTAAGGATGCAATTTTCCACTACGGTGGTGCTGCATCAGCAGTTAACACAAGCTGGGGATATCGTCCTCAAAACGTAGATAATGCGCTTAACGCAACAGCGCCTATGGGTCTTAATGTATTGGTTTCACCATTCGTTAGCTTTACCGCAAAGACCAGTAGCGTTCCTGCGTTGTCGGATATCTTCCTTATAGACAGAAACGAAATAGGCACACTCCTCGTCAAGGATGACATGAGCACAGATCAGTTCGATGATCCTGCACGTGACATTCGTCAGATGAAGATGAAAGAGCGCTACGATATCGTAATGCTTGGTGACGGTGAAGGAATCACAGTTGCTAAGAACGTTAGACTAGCACGTAACTACGAGATTCTCGTTACAAACGAATCAGCCTAATAAAACCTTAGGGAAGTTATAGTTACGGCTCCCTATAGAGATCGGGGACGGTGGTTTAAAGATCACCGTCCCCTTTCTTTTTATCCAAAACCTGCTTACTATTGAAGTATACGTGTAAGTCTTAGGAGATTAAATTGGCACTCAACCTAATAGATTATGCAACGGTTGGAGCAGATACTGTTGTTATTAAATTTGCTAGAACAGTAAAAATTAGTTCAATTACTAATGCAAACCTGATAGTAGCAACCACATCTGCTACGCCTACTTTTGTTTCTAATCCATTCGAAGATATTAATACAACTACTGATTATAATCAAATATCTAGAGTATTAAGACTAACTTGGAATAAACTATTATCTAACAATGTAGAGTATTTTATTAGATTAAATGGTTTTGTTGATGCAGCAGGACAAATAATCCCAGAAGAAAAAATAAAGTTTACTAAAAACGACGGTGCAACACCAGTCAGTATTACGGAACCTCAAATTCCTATCATCCAAGAATTGTTGATAGAAGATAAATCTATATTAATAGATACATATTTAAGCTATCAAGTAATAGCTAAAAATCCTGAGTTTTATATAAAATCTGTTGATCCAATAAATGGAGATTTTTATATAGACAATAATTACAATGATGGAAGAGTTATAGTAACCTTTAATGAAAGACCAGCTTCCAACTTTTTGGGTAAATCATATTTCAAAGCTCAAAGAAAGAAAATGCAAAGGACTCCTTCAAGATGGGAAAATCTAGAAGCTAGAATATCAATGCATTCCTGGAAGCCAGAAGTATATGTTGATTTCCCTTCTTTAAATGACGCAACACCTGTATATTATACAGATGGATCAGATTATTTTGAATCTAATTATAAATACAGAATTGTGATATCTGAAAATATAGGTATATAAAATGTCTAACTTTGTTTATGGCAAAGCAAAAGAAGCAATGCTAAATGGACAAATCAATGTTGTATCTAATAGTCTAAAAGTTTTATTGGTAAGCAGTTCTTATGTCCCTTCCATAAACTCAGATCAATATGTTTCAAACATTAATGTAAATCATATTATAAATAGATCTGGAGTAATACAAAACGTTACAAATACTCTTGGAGTATTAGATGCAAGTGATATAGTCATATCAGAACACGATGGTTCAGCTTTTAATGCAGTAGTGTTATACCAAAATGGAACATCAGATTCAGATTCAAGACTTATTTCATATATAGATACTTCTGCTGGTCTGCCTTTTGCGGGTGTTAATTTCAGCTTACCTGTTACTATAATCTGGAATAATAGTTTTAGTAAAATCATTTCTTTATAGGAAAAATATGGCAACAAATTATCCAAATTCTTTAGATGTTTTAATTAATCCAACAGTCAACGATGCTTTAAATTCAGTAACAGTTCCTCATCATCAACAGCATGCAAACTTAAATGATGCAATGGAAGCAGTCCAAACTATTTTGGGAATTAACCCAGCAGGGTCACATTTAACCATAAAAGACAGAATGCAAGCATCTGAAGCTTTAAACGGCTTAACTGACGTTACTATTACTTCTGTTGAAGCAGGAAATGTTCTAAGACATAACGGCTTAAAATGGGTAAATTACGCTGAAAAAGACGTTACTGATGGAGGGAACTTTTAAAAATGGCAAATACAATTAGGATTAAAAGAAGAACGGGAGCAGGTTTAGCTGGATCTCCTGCCTCTCTTAAGAACGCAGAGTTGGCCTACAATGAGGCTGATGACATACTCTATTATGGTAAAGGTGCTGACGGAAATGGCGACGCAACGACCATCCCAGCTATAGCAGGAGCAGGAGCCTATACCACTCTTGGTACAGCACAAACGATAACTGGAAATAAAACATTTTCTGGCACAGTTTCAGTTGCGGCACC